GGATTAGACCTTGAGACATTCTATCCTTTTGGACAGAGTATTCCTCTTCTGTGATTCTGGTAAGACCTGGAACGAAAACTGCCTGTCCATCTCCTGGATCTCCATGACCCATCGCCACTCGCTTCAATTCTGAAATCTTTGAGATATCTCCCTTTTCTGCAGGGATATTTAGAACAGACCCGTATCCATCAGTAAACCACTTACCGTTCGACTTTTTGTAGACATAAAGCCCCCAGTCGTACATCTTATCGATGACCTGTCTTCGAACATTATTTACCAGAGGTTTACCAGTTTTTTGACTAATCAGCGGATTCATAACCACAATTATAGCACATTAAACGGGAGTGGCTACCAGAGTCATCCATGTTGTCTGTGTATGGATCTTTATCTTGTCCGCATCAAAGATCATTCCCTCTTCGTCATCGATGATGATTTTGTTAGTTCCAAGGTATGTCTCATAAATCTTTTCTGGGTCTACCCCGTAAATATCTGAAGAAGAAAGGACTAGAACGCCATCCCACACGAAGTTGTCCGACCAGTACATCCAGTCATAATTGGTGAATCCGTCAGAAATAACGCTCACCCATGGACGAGCGAGGGTGCTCTGAGTCTGCTGAAGGTTTGTTGCCTTGTAGTATGAGATGTTATTAAAGACCATAGGCCCCGTAAGGTTGATTCCACCAAGATAGCCCGATAGGTCTAGTGAGTGAGAGAATGAGATCCCTAGAACTCCCCACTCCTTAACTGTGATGGCTGGCTCTCTCACAATAGAACCATTCCAGTAGTAGGATAGCCCACTATACTCTTGACCAGTAAGCCTGCTGAGTGCGTAGACTCTTGCCCTAGTCCCAGTGGGGTTATCTGCCATAATATAGAATACGATGCTGTCATCTTTATATTCAACCTCGAAGAGTTCTACTGGCGTTAGGGGGAATGTATCTCTGTCATATCTCATCCATACCTGGATCGCGCTTACTTGGTAGTCGTCTGCCTGCTCCTTATTGATTGGAACAGCAATACCTCTGCTAACTAATGGATCATACTCTCCACGGATTTCGATACCACTCTTTCTCGTCATATATAGATATGGAGTGCTACCCTTGTAGATACTGAAAGGATTCTTTGCTTTGTAGTCGTAATATATTCCAGACCTAGTGTATGGGAACATGTCTGTTCCAAACCTTGTTCCTATTGGATTGAAGGAGTTTTGGTTTAGTGCCTGAGAACTAAATTCTAGTCGTCTTAGTGACATAGACTTTGTTAGGATTCCACGAACATTAAAGTCAAGGTGGTACACGACAGCATAATCGTTAAAGTCTATATCTCTTGATGGATAAATGAGAGTGTTGTCGACTACTTCAAAATTGCTAGTTTCCCAAGATGGGAAGTCTGCTAGATCGATTATAGCCCCCTGCTTTGCAGGAACACTCGTTGCGAATGAGTTTTGTTTTGCATTTGCTCCTGATAAAATTGTTTGGAACGATATATAACTTCTTATCGATGCTTGGTCGGTATCATACTCATAATACTTAACAGAGCGCTGGACCATGTCTAAATAGTTATCCCATCCAGTAAAGAGATTGTTGTCTAGTTGAGAGTAAGTTCTTTGTACAGGATAAGAGTATTCCACAAGAAGATCCCCATATGTCCACGAGTCTGGGCCCCCCTCTTTTTCCAAAAGTGCTGATGGAGATGGATATCCGATGTTAAATTGTAAAAAGTCTAGGTCATAAAAGGGTTCTCCTGCTGAGTCTGAGACATATTTTGCGAAATACGATAGTGGCATATAGTCTTCCCAGTATCCTGATATTCCAACATCTAGAGAAAATGTCGAATATGCCTCTATCGGCAGCAACGTATAACTTGCGGTATGATCGATTAATTCTTGGTCCGCTGTATATAAACAGAACCCTGGGGCTGAAAAGTAGTCCGAGATGTTGGTGAAATTGTCTGCACTAGCAATTCCAACAGCAAAAGTTTTACCCTTAAAGGTATGCTCTGGCAGTTCGTCTCCACCAATATAAAGTTGTAGATTGCTGGTACTTCCAAGGAATGCTGACAAATGTCCTCCAAAAGATGCAGAGGCTGAAGAAAAATCGATCCCCACAGCAAAGGGAGACCCAATAGGGAAACTTGATATCGAATAGAACTCTTCCTCTACACCATTATGGGAGAAGTAGTAGTCTATATTTGCCGCGTCTTTTCTGATGGAAAAATAGTCTCCACTGATAGGATCGTACATCTTGAATAGTGTCTGCATTGAGGCATCTGAGTCATCTATCTGGAATACTCCATATAGCGCATGAACTTCTGTAGAAAGGATATTGAATTTTGGAAAGTTAAGATAGCAATGGAGGTCTGCCCATCCAACATTGGGACGGAATGTGAAAAACTTGTTTGGCTCTGTGGGTCCAGAGGATACGGTCTGAATATCTTGATTGTCCGTGTAGAATTCCTCAACGGTCTTTGTGTCTAAAAAGATCTCTGGCAATGCGTACTCTGGGGCCGTCAGTCCTGCCGCAGTTACAGAGAGATTATCAAAAGATCCTTGTTGCCACTTTGCAAAATCTGGGTACGCATAGTTTGCAGTATATTTCGCAAAAGAGTAGTCTACAAAAGTAGAAGTTCCACCATAAGAAGAGTTAATTCCTTCTGGAGATAAAACCCCTTGACCATATACCCATCTTCTTTTAGCCATCGTGATAGGGACTTGGTATGAGTAGATGGCAATACAGTCTACTTCTATTACAGAAACATCCTCATAAGCATAGAACCCTAACCAGTCTTGGCTATCTCCAAAAGCATCTAGAATGCTTGGAAGGACTGTTGTCGATGTCTCTATTGATAGTGATATGACCTGTTCTCCATTTATCAATACCGTCACAGAGTCGTTTATGACTCTAACATGAACAAGCATTGGACGGTACCACTCTCCCACAAAATAAGAAGAAAACTTTTTGCCAATAACAAGGGTTAGAAAACCAGCCTCTACATATAATCCATCTGTCGATGAGATTGGACCAAAGAACCTTTTAGGTGTTGAAGCATCAGACGTGATTCTAAGCCAGAACTCTAGGGTATAGTCTCTATACCTTCCGCTTTCATTCAAGAATCCTTTGCCTGGAAAAATTAGGGATGGATCGCCATTTACATTTGGAGTTAGTTTTGAAATATTTGAAGATCCAAAAACTAGAGGTACGCTTGCATTCTTTGCAACAAGGGCGCTGTCATTTGTAAGATAGTATGCTGTGTCTTGAGATATTCCGTATGCGGCTGCTGGAACTACTTGGCTCGTCGTGCTTAGAGCGATATTCGTAGGGAATGTTTCTGTAGTAACTCCAAGAGATGTTGCATTGAACTCTTCAGACCACTGACCTAAAGAAAGTCCATTTATGTAGAACTGATAGTCTGCAGGAAGTGCTCCTCCAGTACCAACAGATATCTTCATAATAATTCGAAGGTCTGTATTTTCTAATGGTATTTCAAAAGTTCCTGAAACAAAGCCCCAGCCTTGAAATGTTGCAATACTAAAATCCTTAAAGGTTTGGATTATCTGTGATGTTGTCGTGTCTGTATACTCGTAGCCAATCGACACAGACTGAAGGAATGCACTATTGGAATAGAAGTATGACCCCACACAAAACGTCCCCAACGTAGAGTTTAGTTCTTGGAAAGTCGTGATATTCGGACTAACAAAGACAATATCGCTTGTTGGCCCTACTGGGACTGTTCCCTCAATAAGAGTGCTAATGCTACTTGGAAATGGCTCTCCAGTAATCCCCGATCCAGAATACGAAAGGCCTCCCGTAATTGCCCAATACGACAAGATATCACGATCTACTTCAGAGATTAGAGAGGCATAGTCCGACTGCTCATCCAGAGCCCACAATACGAGAGGATGTTCTGAATATATCTTCTCTGCATAGAGGTTGGATGGATGTGACATAGTAAGTCTATTTTACCATATAAGGCTATGAAAGTTTTATCTCACATACGTCTGTTGTACAGAAAGACTCTCCAGCAGCCTCAAGATTCTGGTGTCCATCATAGATAGCATTCCAGTCAACCTTCGCAATCTTTCCTAGATAGTTTTCGTACTCTTCTTGAGAAATTTCTGTATAGGGTTGCTGTGGATATGTCTTATTTCCCATTGGAAGGAATGAGACTGCCTTTAACTGTCCCTCATACATATTCAAGGCTGAGACTACGTGCTTTGATTCTGTCTCTTTGTCAAAAGAAAGAGTAACAGATACCCCATTGTCCGACCAGTACTTTTGGGCAGTTGCGGCAAGGGCTATCTTTTCAAATAGAGTGACATCCTTCTCTGCTCGTATATGCTCTGACTTTACTGGGAAATAGACTACTGATGTCTTTGCTGAGACTAAGTCTTTTTCAATTAGATACCCCGCAGATCTAAACAGGTGCATCATCTGCTCATTTTCTCCGAAACGGATCGCACGAAGATAGTACTTTCCACCTGGCCCCCAGTGCACTCCAGGAGTTGCACCTGATAGCAGTGAAACTGAGCCTGATGGTTTGACCGTTGTTACACGAATAGACTCTCGAACGCATAGCCATTCAGAATACTTCTTGTCATAGTGACGAATCTTGTTGTAGCCCTCGTCCATCCACTCTCTTGTCATAGGAAGTCCGTGTGTATCTGCGAAAGATGCTATTCCAGTTAGAGATGTTCCAATTCTTCGATTTCTTTGCATGATTCCGTTTGTTTGAGGCCAGTGTGTCGGAAGGAGAGTTACGCTCTTTCCATAAAGGTAGGCAAACTTGAGGGTTCGAAGAAAGTCCTCTTTTGATTCATGGCGATTTAGATGTACCTCTACAAGTGTGCAGAGTTCGTAAGATTCTAGAGGCTGTTCTGCACAGGGGTTGAATCCCGCAATTCGATAATCTTTTCCATCTGCAGGATCTACTAGACGACCATAATTCCTAGCAACATCTAGCCAGATAAAACCTGGCTCTCCATTATTTACGATTAGGTCAGTGTATTTAGCGTAGTCCATTCCTACAGTTGCTGAAATAGAGTTATTAGACATCCAGGCCCATCCTGGATTCTCTGGGTCATAAGAATTTCTTTCAGGAAAAACTTCTTGATTCTTGAGGTTAATGAAGTCCTCGTCTCCTGCGGCACCCAAGGCAAGGGTTGCAGACCTGCGAACATTCCCAGATACAACACAGGTTCCCAGAAGATTAACAATGTCCGTAATTGCACGAGAGTCTAGGTTTTCTCCTGCCCTGCCACCGATTACAGAGGATATCTTCTTATGTAGGGCAACTAGTGGGGCTGGACCGCTGGCGGTGCCTCCAAACCCCTTGATAGGGGATCCTTCTGGACGAATAAGACTGTAGTCGAAACTCTGGATAGACTGGTTAGGTCGTAAAAAGGAATTAAGGATGAGTCTTGTAGACTCTACCCAGCCTTCCCGAGAATCTGGAATCTCATAAGTGGTTTCTGGTTCTGTCGGGGTATAAATTAAAAAATTCTTTTCTTGACCAAGGGTATCAAATCCTACCCCGATACCCAACATAAGGGCATCCATAATCCAAGCGAATAGGGCACCTGGATCATTCTTGTCTAGATCTTTTGTAGATGCCATAGCGCAATTCTGAAGGGCGGCAGAGTTCTTCTTCTCCATTGTCATGGCTGTTCCAAAAGAGAACATTCCTCGTCCTGGAGGTGTCCATTTTAGTTCGAACATTCTTTGATAGGCTTCTTGAGCAGACTTCTGGGACTTGTTATCATTCCAAGGTAATCTACTATCTTTTGCATGATTCTTCTGGACTGAATACATCCCCTCGATTACACGCTTGCAGACTTCAAACCATTTCTCTTTTGTCCCATCCTCTTTGACCCTAGAGTACGTTCGGATGAATGTGATCTCTCCTAAAGAGTTCCCACCTGCATCTAGGTATCCAAAAGATGTAGGCATTTTGGAGTATTTTGCTATGAAATCATCGGACAGGCGGAATGAGAAAAAATCGGACATTTAGGAATTACCTTTCAAAGCAATAGTAGTACTTCATGAATTAAGAAGTACTCCTAGTATAACAGAGTTTTAGACAGATGTAAACACGCCTAATATAAAAGTATAAGGGTCTACTTTAGCCGTAGTGCTTTGACTATCTAAGAGTTGTGTAACAAAAAGTTATTAAGATAGCCCTGCCATAAGAGCGCCCCAAGTACCATTCCCCTTGACTGCCCCTACAATAATCTTTCCTGCCGCGTTGGCATACGCTACGATTCCTACGGCTCCTGAGCCTGAGACGGGGAGGACATTCGTCAACCCTCCACCATTCTGCACGTACAAGACATCTCCTGCCGCATAGGAAGATGTGTCTATCGATGTAAAGACTCCTGAAATAACGATAACTCCATCGCTAGAGTTTGTTATCTCTGCCTGTGCCAATCCAAGGATAGGGAAGGTTGTTAAGTCGTCAGAATCACATTTTGCAACGGTAGACTTAGAAGCAAACCCTGTAACATAAACAGGATCTCCTTTATTGATAGTTACTCCACTATTATTATTGACTTCATATGTAAAGTATGGTAGTCCTATTGTTGGAAGAATTACTTCTATTCGTTCCGCGATATTTTGAATATCTGCCGCGACGTTTACAGGATCCGAGTTAGTTGGATAGGGAATGTCGTATACGGGTGTCTCAGCCATCCTTATATTATACCAGAAAATAAAGAATTATCTGTGTATACCCCAAAAATGTCATAAAAAGTTGCTTTTTCTCAGTCTACCGTGATATACTTGGTAGTAACACCAGACAACTGGTGCTTTTGTTTCTAGGAGGTTTATTATATGAAAAGAGACAAGTTAGCATGGATTGGAATCCTTGCAATGCTAGGTTTGGCAGTTCCTTTTGTCAACCCTTCCGTTGCTTCAACTACGAAAAATAACTTACTAATAGAAAAGTCGGTGAAAACCCCTGCCTCCCCCAAGGAGGCATTTGTCATTTCTAACGGTAAAAAGTTAGAACAATATGAAAACAAGGTAAACTTAACAGATAAAGAACTGAAAACCCTCTTATTCTTGGTCGGATTTAGAGGACAGGATCTTGTTGTTGCTTGGGCAGTTGCCAAGAAAGAATCTAATGGTCGTCCATTAGCCTTCAACGGAAATCATAAGACGGGAGACTCATCCTTTGGGATGTTTCAGATCAATATGATTGACGCTTTAGGGCCAGATAGGCGAGATAGATTTAATCTTGACTCCAATGCCGAACTCTTCAATCCTGTAAAAAATGCTGAAATCGCATACTATATGACTAATGGAGGAGACGACTGGTCTTCTTGGCACGGCATTACCGCTAAGACCAAAGAGTGGATGCTGGAATTTCCTAAGTAAAACTTAAAATAGAAAGCCCTCACTCCTTTATGGATTGGGGGTTTTTCTATTTATACGCGGATAAAACTTCTAATTCCGTTTGTGAATTTTACCCAATAGGCATAGCCTCTAGGTGA